AGTAAGCGCACGGTTCTCTATACACTTCCCACAATGCGGAAATCGTCATAGGTGCCGGTTTAAGGTTGGCTAAGTCTGTAACGGCTTCGCGGTTCGTGTAGAGATAGGCGATATACATTAAGCAACCAATCTTAATCGCCGGGGTAAAAGGTATGGTCTTTTCCGTTTCTTCTTCCCCAAAGGTTTTACCAATATGCTTTTGGCATACTTCAAAGGCTGCTACCTTATAGCTTTCGATTAAGTCATTATCTAAATCATGATCAAGATTTAAATGCGCTTTGATTTCATCTAGGGTTAAATTAATATTCGCCATAAGCCTCGCCCTCTTTACACATGAGTTGTAATTCTCGGTGTGATTCCATACTGTCAATCACCGAATAAATATCAAATAGTCGTTTACCGTATTTAATCCGCATTTTGTTTGTAATGCCCTCAATGTAGCGAATGCGAATGCGGATGATGTTTTCACCCATTTGAAATGGGCCACTAAAATACTCTCGCCCTTGCAATGGCTCAACACTGGCGCGGACGGTTGCGATATGTCTCCAAAATGCTTTGCGTTCACCGTGTAGATTCGTTTCTCGCTCTCGGGGATAGTTTCTCGCCTCAATGGTGATGACCTTGTTATATTTCCCAGCCTTAAGCATCACTGCCATTGCTTGCCCCCTGTTCTTGTTCATCACCGCGTTTAACTTCTACGGTTTGTTTCCATGCTTGGCTGAATTCATCACCGCCAGCATAAGGCGGTAAACCTTCACGTCTGCGTACTTCATTAGGTGACATTACGCCCGCTTTAATCGCCACATCATAACTATTGAAACGTTCGTTTTGACTGGTGCGGAGTAAGTCGCTTGTGTCAAACTCGATTAAGTGCCGTTTCTTGCTGTTGCTGCCTAAATCAATCATCAAGGCATCTTTGAGTTGTTGCTCAAAGTTAGTAAGCCAAGGGCGCAAGGTTTGAGAAAGAAATGCACGGCTCGCCTCACTGAAATTTGCATAGCTACTATTCGAGTAGTCTTGTAAGAAAATCGGGCTAATGTTGTAGATTCGGGCAATATCGGAAATGGTGAACGTGCGACTGGCTAACCATTCTGCATCTTGGTTTGTCATGCCTAATTGTTTATATTCCATTGAGCCTTCAAGAATAGGCGTTTTACCCGCATTCTTTGCCCCCTTGTAACGTTCAAGGGCTTTGACGGCTTTCTGCGCTTTCGCATCGTCTAACCATTCGGCCGTTGAAATAAGTCCGCTTGCCATCAATCCGTTTTTCATAATGGCTGCGCCATGGCGTTGTTGGGCTAAACCTAATCCCACCGTTTCACGGCAAACTGTTATCGGAGAGCGCCCCATAAATCCATCAACAGAACTATGGCGTAAATGTAAAATCTCATCTTGAAGATAGTTTTTTGTTACCCCGTTTAAGTCTGTGATTTGATAAATATATTCACCGGTTACTTTACGGAAGATATTTACCGCACTTGGTTGATAGGGAGTAAGGCTTATTGGTTCGCCTTTGTTATTCCACTCAATCACGGCATAAGCGTTACCATTTAGCAAACAATGGCGCATCATCGTATTTTTGAATTGATACGGTGTTTGGCTGCGGTTTGGCATTTCATTGAGAAGATATTCAACAGGATGACGATAGATTCTTTCTCGGCCATCTTCTTTTAATGCGTATAGATAACAAGGCATTGATGCCACCGCCTCCGAAATGACGGTAACGGCATTCATTACTGCAGGTAACGATTCGGCAGTTTGTGGACTGACAAATTCGCCCGCGCCTGTATTGTTTACGCCCATGTAAGATAAAAGCTCTTCAATCGTAGTTGGCTCGCTACGTTGCTCTTTTCGTCTAAAAGGATTCCACATATTAAGCCTCCATCACATCAAGCCACTGTTTCAAAAGTGCGGTAGAGTGTTCTTGTGTTTTTTCTTTGGCCGCGACCATTGAACGCTTAGCAATTGCTACGCTACTTTCAGGATAGGCAGGAATGCTTGTTACGGTAACTTCAAAGAGTTCGGCTTTTTGTACGGTTCGTTGGCAAGGCTCTACATCAAAATCCCATTCTTCTTGACTGGCTCTAAATCCAAAGGACATGCCTGTAATATCACCACGCGAGACACTCACCAATAAATCTTTCCCAATGGTTGTATTAGGCGGCGTGAGTTCAAAACGCAAACCGATTGAATCTTCTTCTAGTTTTAATGTTCCCGCACTGGTGCGACCAAGTAACTTGGTGTAGTCGTGTTCAAAGAGTGCACGAACATCTTCACCGCTGGCTAAACTTTCACTGAATGCTTTAGGCGCAAAGGATTCTACAAAATCACAGTAAAGCACTTGCGAAGGGCTGTTCCATTTCACCGCATAACCAACGAGCTTTTGATTCTCTTCATCGGTAGCAATGGTTGCAGAGCGGATTTCAAATTCTTTCTTCATTTTTCACCTATTAAGCAAAAAAAGGGGCTTTCGCCCCTCTATGATTTATGCCGTTGTCTCAATCACTTTAATTGCGTTGGAATCTACCACGCCACCACCTAAATATTTATCGGTGTGGACTTTATAAAATCCTGGCTCGGTTAAGTTGTCTGGTCGAGTTCGTACGCCTGTTTCATGATCGACAATGAAGTAACCACGTTTGAAATCACCAAAAGCGATAACGGCTTGATTTGCACCACCTGTCGGCATTGTCTCTAAGAAGTAAACTGGACGGCCTAATAATGTAGCGGGTGCATCGGTTGTTAAACCATCGCGCCAGATGTAATCGCCATTTTTGTTTTTGAGTTTTTGTAATGCTGCTGCAATGGTTGATGACATCACCCAAACGGCATTTTTGCGGTATTTACTGTGAAGGGTATAGAACGCATCAATTAAAGTATCTGCCTCAATTTTTGCCGCACCTGCTACTTCGATTTTTTGAAGTTTGCCAAATTGGCGCACTTTGTCATTCTCAGTTGTGCGTTCGTAGGTCAATAAACCTTTTGATTTTTTGTTACCATCACCAGAGGTTAAATCCACTTCTTCTGTTTCAGTGAAGGTCTCAGTGATTTCATCAGTGAGCCAACCTAAAACATCAATGCTTGAGAAGTCCAAAATCTCTTGAGTGGTTTTTGGATAAGCATAGATAGAATTTAAAGCAATGGTTACTTCATGCAGTTTCGGGGTTGCTGTGCCGTTGCGTGCTGTGCCTTCTGTGCCATGCTCAACGGTTGCACCACCAGCAGATACTAATTTTTTGTATTCTTTCGCACCGATAGGCAAGCGAACTACATTACAAAGCTGGCGCATGACGCTATCGTCTGTTAAGCGTTTCATGACCTCTTTGTCTAATTGCGGGATAACTGAATAGCCACCATCTTCACCGTTAGCCGTAGTTAAATTACGAAGTTCACCAGTTTTAATGTAATGGCGCAATTCATCATTTGAAAATTGTTTCGTGCTGCGGGTTTCTAATGGGTTAGATTGCGCACCAAGATTGCGTTCTTCATCTGCTACGGTTTCGTATTTACTGATTTCATCACTCAATTGTTTCACTAAATCTTTCAATTTATCAAAATCTACTGATTCAGTTTCATCCAATGAACGATTTTCTTTTTCTGCTTTATCAAGCATTGCACGCATTTCTGCGACTTTTTCTGCCTTTTGTTGGCGTAACTCGATTAATTTTTTAAGCATAATTAGTCCTTATTCATCATAGTTGATATCAAACTGAAGAACTGATGAAATCCATGCAGCTTGTTCTTCATCATAGTTATAGTCATAACTCTTTAATGAAATATTAAGAACAGATTTTAATTCGCTGTTATAAATAGTATTTCGAATTAATTCTGCAATATTATCTAATTCATCTTCGCCAGAGTGAGGTTTTAAATAAATAGCAATATTGAGTGTTGCATTTAATTCACTATCACAAAGGCAAGTTTGATCTAAACTAATATCTTCTAAATAAACGGAAATAGCAGGACATTGTTCAGAAGGATTTAACCCAAGGATGCGGCCGCTATAAAAACGTTTAACGTGACTTGAAAGAGTAGGTTTTAATCTTTCAATTACTTCATCTCTAATTTCTTCATGTATAAGCATTTTTTACCCTTATTTGTTCTTAATTAAGAGGGCTTATAAAAAGCCCATAGAACAATATATATACAAAAAATATAAAGTAAACACCTTAAATTTCAATAGTTTAGATACGTTTAGATACGGTAAGTTAAAGTTATTTAATTGCTTGTTTTTTGAACAGCTAAGGATTAAATATTCTGTATTGAGATATCTTTTTTTGTTTAGTGAACAAAGGTGAACAGTAGTGAACAGTAGTGAACAGTTGGTGAATAGTAGAAATGAATATAACTATATAATAAATAAAGAGTTTTAAGGATTAGTGAACAAGGTGAACAGTTTTTCTATAAAATTTTTAACACGCGGCTTATTAGTGGTATTATGGCATCAGAAACTATCGTAAATTTGTAGTGAATTTGAGTTTTAGTAACAAGCTTAGTAACAAGATTTTAGCATTTTAAAAATAAACATTTAAAATCAATATAATACAAGCCAATTCGGGTTCAGCTAGTGCACCATCTATTAAAGCCAGTGAGCCTCCACTGGCTTTTCCTAAAATTCATTTTTAAATCAATAAGTTAAAAACTTAACTCATACCAATTAATCAATTCTTTAAA